AACTAGTCAAGACTTGAACTTCAGAGAGAAAAAAGAGTACAAAGCTTTGCAGAAGGTTATTGTCGAAGGCAAAGACAGACTCTTTGGAACAGAAGAGCAGAAAGACTTGAGGATGGATTCTGGAACAACTGGTGGTTATCTGACCACAACTGAGATGGACAATGAAATCACCAAATCAATTTTTGAGATTTCTCCAGTTCGACAAATCTCAAGAGTGAAAACTGTTTCTGCAAAAACTCTTGAAATGCCAACCATGTCCTCAATCCCAGAAGGGACTTATGAAGGTGAAGCTGCTGATGGCGATAAAGAACAGCCTGTGTTTGGTAATGAGACTTTGACTTGTTATAGACAAACATTGACTGTTCCATTCACATTGGATCTCTTGAATGACTCAAGATTTGATCTTCTTAATGAGATCAATGCTGCTGTTACAGAAGGGATGGCAATTGGTGAAGGAAGAAATTTTGTAACTGGAAATGGATCCAAAAGACCAGAAGGGTTCTTGGCAAACGCAGATGTGATTGCTGGTGCAGTTTCTACTGCTGCTTCTGGTGTGATTACTGGCGATGATCTTCTTCTTTTGACTGGCCAGCTTAAGAAAGGTTATAATCCTTTGTTTGGTTTCAACAGACAGACCTTGGCTTATTTGAGAACTTTGAAAGGTTCTGATGGTCAATATTTATGGCAAAACACTTTGGTTCCTAACGCCCCAAATACAATTGGTGGAAACCCTTATGTTGTGATTCAAGACATGCCAATAATTGCTGCAAATGCACTTTCCGTCATTTATGGCGATTTCATGAGAGGTTATAGAATTATTGACCGAACAGGAGTCACAATCATCAGAGATGAAGTCACAAGAAAAGGTGCTGCCATCATCGAACTCACCTTCCATCGATACAACACTGGTGGAGTTGTTCTTGCAGAAGCATTCCAGGCTCTTAAAATCAAGGCTTAATCATTTAACTAGCCACATCTTGATTGGTGTGGCCTCACAACACAAGGAGTAATATATGCAAATTCAGGACATTCATTCATTAAGCGAGGCACAGATTGCACTTGCAAGCCAAACCATCTCAACTGACACTGATACAGTTGGTGCTATCATCGATACTAAAGATTTTGAGGCACTTGAGTTCTTGTTTGCTTCTGGGACAATCACTGATGGTGCTTATGCAGTGAAACTTCAGCATGGTGACGATTCCGGCCTTTCTGATTCAGCAGATGTATCTGCTGCGGAAATGCTTGGGAATGCCGACTATGCGTTGACAGACGATGATACCGCAAAGAGGATGGGATATATCGGTAAGAAAAGATATGTTCGAGTTGTTATCACATCAACAGGGACTTCAAGCGGTGGAACTCTCTTTAGTGCAATGGCATTTTTGTATTTCGGAAGACACAATCCAACTTCTGATCAATAATCTTTTTTAAGGGCGATTCTTCGCCCTTTCATTAAAAACGGAGAAGAGAATGAAGATTACAGTTTTAAAGTCTGGGAATTATAGCTTCCACCCTGCTTATGGGCCGGTTGCTGAGTTTGAAGAAGGTGACGATTTTGAAGAAGGTGTTTTTTCACCAAAAGATAACACTTTAACAAAGCAACAAATGGAAGGTCTTGTTTCAGATAAATGGGCAAAAGAGGTCGAATCAAACGAAGAAATCCCTGGCTCTGAAGACTCTGACACTGAAGGCTCTGAAGATTCTGAAGATTCTGAAAGAAAAACATTTCTTGAAGCATTGATCGTGGGAATAAAAAAAGATGGCAAAAAGAAAGACACTTTACAAAAATGGGGCGATGAGAATCTTGGGGTGACAGTCAGCAAGGCAAGTAGCGTTGAAAACATGATCATCAAGCTTTGCGAAATAAAGGAAGGTGTTGAGTAATGAGCATTCTTGATCATTATTATGAAGTGAAAACACCTCCAGTAGCTTTGCCTTTGAATTTTGCAACGGCTTCTGCTTGGTGCAGGGATATTGATGCAGCAGATGCTGACTTGGTTGAAACCTTGATTGCTGCTGCAACTGATAAACTCGAATCGATGACCAATCGAGTTTTCGTTACGAGAACGATAACTGGAATGTTTAGTTGTTTTGGCACTTCTGAGTTTGAAAGGTATGATTTTATTGAAGTCAGAAGGTCTCCATTTGCTTCAATAGTAACTGTGAAAGTGAATGGTGTCACTTTGGATGCTGCCGAGTATGAGTTGAAGAAAAAACATGGCTACCATAGGGTCTTATTCCTTGGGAGCCACACTCTTGATGCCGTTGCTTATCCGATTGAAATTGAATTTACTGCTGGATATTCAACAGTTCCAGGTGGAATTTTGGTAGGGATTCAACAACTTGTTTTATTTTGGTACGAGAACAGAGGTGATGTTTCAACGGATGGAAGCATGACTATCCCTCTTGTGGTAAAAACGATTGTAAATCAATATAGAATCAAAACAGCTCATGGGTAAAGTCGTTCATCACAAAAGACTGTCAAAGCAATCTCAGATAGGAGATTTGAGAGCGAGAGTGACAATTTCTGAAAGGAAGATGACCCCTCCAAGCAAAGGGGAGTCATCTTGGTCTCAGAAATTGATACCTATCGCCACTGTATGGGCAATGATGGAGACAACGAGGGGCTATCATATCTTTGATGGAAATAAACGATTTGATGGCGTTGAGATCAACGAAGACAATAAAACAGTCCATCAATTTACGATCCGTTATAGGAATGATGTCGTTTTTGGGCAAATCATCAATTATAAAAACATAAACTATAAAATCATAAAAGTTGAAAATTCAGAAAGCCGGAATAGATTTTCATATTTATATTGCATCGCCCTTGGTGATGATTCAGCAGAGGTCAATAAATGATCGAAATGAAATCAAACAGAGGAAACGCCAAGACCTTTAATGACATCAATAAAGCTGTTGCAAATACGAATAAATCTATCAATACTGCCTTATATAAGGTAGGAAACGAACTTGTCCATCATGCAAGAAAACTGATGGATGAAAAAAAAAGTGGAAGGATTTACAAGATAAAAGGCAGATTCCATCAATCATCAAAAGCTGGTGAAGCACCGGCTAACCTCTCAGGTGATTTGAGGAGAAGCATTGATTATGTTGTCCATGGGAACAACGATATGACTTTTGGGTATAGAAGCCAGCCCGGGAAAGACCCTTATGGAAGATATTTAGAATTCGGCACGAACACTATTAGCAAAAGGCCAAACATATTCCGAACTGTAGCAGATAAAAGACTAGAAACTCAAAGGATTATGCAATCTGCAATACATGGAAAGAAATGAAAATAACAGATGTTGTCACTCAAATGCAACTTGTATTACCAAAATACACTGATTATTTTAGCAGAACAATCGAAATAGCCTCAATTGTTTCAAGCGGAAAAGAAGATGCATTTCCACTTGCGTTTCCGACTGTTTTTGGCCAAAGCGATGGGGTAGCAATCATCACAACAGTTGAACCTCATGGTCTTGTGACAGACGAAGGGATTTCGATCTCAAACGTTCAACAAAGCAATGCGATTGATTCTGTTTCAAAAGATGGCTTAATATTCACTTTTACAACAATTAAAGATCATGATTTGACCTTTGAGTACCCGGGGTATGAAACAGTCAAGATTGATGGCTTCTCAGATGCTGAGTGGAACGGTTCATTTAAATTGATGGCTGTCACAGACAGAAAAACTTTCAAAGTCCAAAGCGTAAATGGACTTCCTACTCTTAACTCAGCGGAAGCTCTTCTTGAAACAAGAATCGATGGCGTGAATGGTTTTCATTGGATAACATCAACAGGAACACACACTTTTACGATTACAGGCTCTTTCAACGATGGTGATTATTTTAATGGGTTCGTGAAAACCCCGGTTCGGATCGCAGGATCAGCAACAGTAGAAAGAGCAATTGAACAATATACTAAACAAGGTCTAACAGACATGTGGATGTTTATTGTTGCCGGTGATGCTGTTGTCTCAAAGAATAGAAACATCATGAGCGATGCCAGAGCATCAATAGGGCCTTATGAAGACATCAGGATAAGGGTTATAGATGGGTTTTCAATTTTTATCATAAAAAACACGAAAAATGAGCCATCAGCAGTAAACGCAGTCGATATATCAAGACATGAACTGCTTGGTCCTATTTTAAGAAGTGTGCTTGGTGTTAGTTTTGATACCGGCCTTTCATCAAATGAAAACTTCAAGACAATGCTGACAGGTCACAATTTTGTTGATTACAACAGAGCTACTTTTTTATACCAATACTCTTTTGAAGTTGTTTATGACATCACATCGAATGATGCAAGCGTTGGTGACGACACAAAAGCTTTTTCAAAAATAAACTACACTCAGAGCATTGGAGATGATGATGTCACCGATGCAACAATATCTGATATTAACCTGCAAGAATAAGGGGAAGGATGATCAGCAAATACGAAACAAAGGATCTTAAAATCAATTCTAATATTGGTGGAAAGAAAAAAGGTGATGTCATAAAGGTTAAGGTTGATGGAAACGGAACCATCGTTGATCGATATTGGCGTGATCGAGCAAGAGACTCAAAAATTGACAGATGTGTGGAATTTGTCCAAAAGAAAAAACCAACTTCAAACCAATAACAAGGAGAAAAAATGCCAATTAAACTGCCAAGAGTGAGCTTATCTATTGTGCCTGGAAACCAAACGGCAACTGTTGCTGGGCAACGAGTTTTGCTTGTTGGCCAATTGTTAACTACTGGACCAGCAGCTGGATCAGCAACACCTGGGCTTTTATCGCCTGATGTTCCAAATGATGGATCAGAAGATACTCTTTTTGGTCAAACTAGCCATCTTGCAGGTCTCGTCAGAGCTTACAAAAAAGAAAACAAAGTGTCTGTCATAGATGCTCTTCCTTTGAGCGATGCCGGGGCTGCTGTAAAAGGGACAGGGGTAATTACGCTGTCCACTGGACCGGCAACTGCTGATGCGGTTATTTATGTTTCAATCGGGTCTGCCAAAGATTTTAGAGAAAAAATCTCTATCGTCTCTGGAGACACGGTTACTGAAATTGCAGACAAATTTACTGCTGCATTCGCATTGAAAGTGAAAGCCCCATATACAGTGGCGAATGCTTCTGGTGTTGTAACTGCAACGGCTGAGAACGGTGGGACACTTTGTAATGAATGGGGGATCTCTGTAGAAGGTGTAATCCCTGGAGTGGCAATCGCAATCACAGCTTGGGCTAGTGGGGCAACTGATCCTGTCTTGACAAGTATTCTTGATGCAATTGGAAACACAAGATACCAAACGATCCTTTGGCCTTCAAACTATGACATCTCTGTTGTTCAGACTCTTCTGGATGCAAGATTCAATATTGCCAATGATGTCAAAGATGGCGTTGTGATCCAAAACAAAATTGATACTTTGTCGAATTTAAAGACTTATGTTTCGTCTTTTAATTCTCAATCTGTTGTTGTCCCTGTTCAGGTTAAAGTGAACACGGCCATTCATAAGGGACCGGCAACACTTGAGATGCCAGATATTTCTGCTGCTCAGATTTGTGCGATTAGGGCTTTGAGGTTGACAGTCGATGCACCGTTGACCCAATACTTGACGACTGTTTCTCCATTGGATCAATTCGGAGGGCCAGAGTTATCAAGTCTTCCTTATTTCAACACAGCAATGCCTAATCATCCAATTGAAAGCCCAGTTAATCAATCTTCAGATGTTGATATTCTGGAATTGACGAACGCAGGATTATCAACTTTTGGGCCAAATCAAGCTTTTAATGGGACAATTTTTGGTGAGATGGTGACAACTTATCTTACTGACAATGTTGGGAACCCTGACACGAATTTTAAATTCTTGAATACGATTGATATGTCAAGCACAATTCGAGAGTTCTATTTCAACAACTTGAAATCAAGATTCGCTCAATCAAGATTGACAAATGGGGTTATCGTTCCAGATAGAGATATGGCGAACGAAGCAACAATTCGTGCGTTTTGTGTAGGCCTGTATGTACTCTTAGCACAGGCTGCCATTACGCAATCTGGTGATCCAGCAGTTTCGGATTATATTCAGAACCTTTCCATCACATTAGATGTCCCTAATGGCCAAGTGACAATCAATCAAGCACCATTGCTTGTGAGTCAGTTACGGTCAGTTCTTGGAACAATTCAAGTCAATTTTGGAGGTTAAAATGGTAGATCTTGCATTAAGCAATCCGTCTGTAGACGTTAACTCTAAACCTGTTAGCATCGTCCCTAATTCTTTAACTTTTAAAAAAGGAAGGGGTGATGTAAAAGTCAAGTCCCAAACTCAAGGTGGTGAACCAGTAACAATTGCCACTGTTGATGCTGAGACTAGAGTTGGAGTTGTCAAATTTAAATTGTACAACACAAGAGTAAATGTAGAGTTGGTCAATGGTTGGCTTGGTCTCACCAATGGTGCCACTATAAAGATCATAGAAGCCACCACAGACATTGGTTTTACAGGCATGTTACTCACAGATGACCCTGAGTTTTCTCTTGGGGCTGATGGGGAGGTTGAAGTTGAGTTTAGGGGCAACCCTGGGTCTCTACCTTCAACAGTTTAAAATTTTTAAATAGCCCATTTTAATCGATGGGCTAAAAAACAAAAAACAACGGAGAACAAAATGAATGAAACGAATGTGCTAGAAAAAAATTACACCTATAAACTTGAAAACCTATTAGAATATAGCCATGAAGGGCAGTTTGAAAAAACAGGAGAAATATCTTTTTCTCCTCCTGGGATGGATATTTTAGACGAAACGACAGATCTTGATCAACTTGTAATGGGAGCTTTCATGTCTGCTGGTAAGCGAAGCCAGGGTGGTTCTGAATCAGAATCAGATGAAAAAGAAGAGGCCGGACCTCAAAAAGCACCGACTCCAAAAGAAATAAAAGCCGTTCTTTTTTCTTGTGATGTTAAAGATGTTAAAGTAACAGACATCGTGAAGTCATTTAAAACTGTGGCTTTCTTATCAGGAAAATTGGATGACTCAGGGCAGAAGCTAAATAAGGATCTAATCAGCAAAATGAGTAAAAATGATTTTGTCTCCATGATGTGCGGTTATATTTCTTTTTTTACTTTCCCCTCTCTGCTCAGCGAGGGGTAAAACGAGCAGACTGGATCGAAGTCATTTGCAGTCTGGTTAAGTTTTATGAAGGCGGTTTGAGTTTTCCGTATGCCTCAAACCTGTCTTACCATTTTTTAGCAAAGTTGCATTCAATTGCAAGAAAAATAGACAAAGCAAACGAGCCAAAATAAGGGTGATCAATGGATGGGTTTGACGTTTCATACGTTTATAAAATAATAGATAGATATACTGCACCATTGAGAAAAATCGATGTTGCGACCAAAGAATTAACCAAAAGCATAGACGCATTAAATCGGAGTATCAAAAAATCTACCGCAACAATGAATGGTTTTGGGAAAGGAGTTGCGACCGCAAGATATGAGATGATGGCTTCCCAGCAACAATTCCTGCGAACGTCAAGAAGCATTCTTGATATTGGCTCTATATATGGGTCAACCACACAAAAACAAAATCAATTCTCAAAATCTGCGAGCAGGATGGCCGGTTCGATTGCTCACAATATGAGAAATATAGGGATGCACATTGGATCTGTTGGTTCAAAACTGATGAACTTTAGAACCATGATCGGTGCAGCATTTGCGATTGGGGCGATCAAAATGCCTGTCAAAGATGCAATGCAGTTTGAGTCTGCAATGATCGATGTTCAAAGAGTTGTTGATTTTAAAAAACCATCAATGATCGAGGGATTTAAAGACACGATTGATAAGATCGCTTTAAAATTAGGTAAGATTCCAAAAGAAATTGCCAAAATTGGTTATCAAGGTGGTAAACTTGGAATGAAATTAAAAGAGTTGCCAGAGTTCATCACTTTGGCATCAAGGGCTTCAATAGCATTTGACATGCCTGAAGAAAAATCTGGTGAATACATCGGTGGAATCAAAACTAGATTCAAATTCGCCATGCCAGCTATTAAGAGAATGCTTGACTCTGTGAACTACCTTTCTGATACGACTTCTGCCAAAGGAGAAGACATGATTGAGATCTTAGGTAGAGTCGCAGGAAGTTTCGGCATGTTAAAAGGCTCACCAGAGGCTTCATCAGCATTTGCTGCGATTGCTTCTCAGCTCGAATGGAAGCCAGAGAGAGGGGCCATGGGCTTGAACATGATGATCGCAAAATTGATGGAAAGGCCAAAATTATTTGGGAAATTTGCTGCTGATCCAGAAAAGTTCTTTCTTAAGATTTTAAGTTCATACAGAAAGTTGCCTAAAGAAGAGAGAGGAGCAGCAGCTATTCATGATTTTGGGAAACATGCCGGAAGATTTGTCATAAGGTTAATATCACAACCTAAATTGGTCAAAGAAACATTTGAAAAATCAAAAAGTCTTAAGGCTAGAAACTCAATGTTAAGAGAGGTAAACAAAAAATTAGCGAGTGCACAAACAGCTTGGGATAGACTTGGAACTGTTGTCAATATAGCATCAAGAGAAATCGGTGATGTTTTGTTGCCGACACTTAAAAACATCTCTCCTACCATAGTAAAACAAGTGCTGGCTTTTCGAGACTTCATAAAACTACATCCTGGGATTGTGAAAGTTGCCACAGCAATCACTGCCATTGTTGTTGCAGGAGTCGGCCTTGGTATCGTTGTTGGCGTAATAGCCTCAATGGCCCTTGCTTTTTCTGCTTTGTTTACTCCTATCGGTGCAGCGATTACGGTAATAGCAGCTCTTAGTGGAGGTTTATCTTATTTGTTTTATAAAAATAAAAACCTAAGAGAGTCAACCAGCAGGCTAGGTGTCGCATGGGATAACCTTGGGAAGACACTGGATGAAGTCTTAAATAAGGATGTCTTGAAACCAGGAAAGGGGTTTTTTACTGAACTGAAAGATATGCTTGTCGAAGGGCTTGGTGATTTACTTGCTGCTCCTTTAAAGTTGCTTACAGTTTTTGTTAATGCGATTGACGAAGAAGTTAAAAAACTTAGTGCTTTTTCAGGAAAAGTTAAAAAACATGGTTTTTTTAAAACTCTTTGGTACACTCCAGAAGAGCTAAAAAATATGAACACAAATGCAGAACAGAGTCAAATAGATTCAGCTCTTGCGAAAAAACGATCACGAGATCTATTCAAAACACACATCGACCCAGCCATGGTGTTTGGATCAAACAGCAATAGAACTATGCGTGCAGAAGTCATCCTTAGAGCGACAGAAGGCACTGAAATTGTTGAAACGAAAATGGACCCCAGCTCTAGTGGCGACACAGGGCTTAACTTTTATCAAGGGGTCGCAGAATAATGGCTATAAAAACCAAAGAGCTTACTGAGCAATTATATTCTGCTTCGTTCAGAGAATTTCCTTTTTGGATCAAAAGTGAAAAGACTTCTGGTGGAAACAAGGTTGTTTTGCATGAATATCCGAATCAGAACCAAAGGTATGTTGAATACTTAGGCGAGATCCCACCGATAATTGATTTAACTTGTGAGGTCAATGGGAATTTTTTTGTTGAAGACAGAATAGATTTTGAGAACCTGCTTAGAATCCCAGAGCCAGGAGAACTTGTCCATCCAGTTTATGGAAAAATTCAAGTCATCCCAGGACCACTCTCTGTCGGATACTCACCAAATGAAACAGGAAGGTTTGTATTTAATATTATTTTTTACCCATCTGATGGTGGCGAGATCAACCCAGAAGAAATTGAAGATTCTGTAAGAGTAGTTGTTTTTAAAGCGTATTTAGCAAGGAAAAATTTAGAAAATGCTGTTAAGTTTAAAGGTCCAAGTGACCCTTTGGGGTTAAAAGCACTTAATTCAAAGCTGACCAGTGCGATGGCACAAGTTGATGCAGCAGTTCAAGTTGTAAAAGGTCCGATTGATTCAGTTGTTGCGAATATGAATGAATTTACATCAATTGTGACAGGTGGACTTTATAAAACAATGAGTTCTATTGACTCCTTAAAAACATCTCTTTTTGATGTTGTGAATAATCTTACATTGATTGGGAATATAAAAGGCGACTTGGAATCCATGTGGAAGATCATATCGAACTTTAGAGATGAAGATCCAGTCGATGATCAAGGGATCCCAACTGCGACAAGTGAAACTAACCCAATCATCCCAGACCCAACAGATACAGCATCAAGGCTTGAGAGAGAAATAAATATCATGGCTGTGACCGAAGTGATAAAAGTAAGCGGCTTTATAGGGATGATGGAATCGATTTCTGCTACTGATTTTAAAACCGTAGAAGACCTAAATTCATTTTTAAAAGAAATAGAAGAAAAATTTAATGACTTGGTTATAAACAATAAAGATAGCTCTGGTCAATCGCCAGAGGTTGCTGAGTCAATGGAAAAAGTTCCATCAGTCATGGATGACCCAGAAACAAAAAAATCGATGATTGAATTAAGACAAGCCATGACTAAGATCGTTCGCATCAAAGCTGTCAATACATGGAAGACATCTGAAGTGAATGTCGGTATAGATTCTTTGTCATTACTCACTTATCGTTATTATGGTGATTTGGTGAGCCTAGACACAATAGTTTCATTGAACCCTGACTCAAACAGCTCAAGATCTAAAGGGGCGATCAAAATGGTAACGAAATGAGTTTTTTATCAATTCGAGTCAATAGGGTGGATTATAAGTTTTTTAAAAGTGCAGAAGTCATAAGGAGCATTGAAAATGCTGCTTCAACTTTTTCTTTCGAGGCGACTGCAAAAAAGACTTCACCAGATGATTTTCCGATAAGAGAATGGGATAAAGTTGAGATATTCGCAGATGGCGAAGTTTTATTACTGACAGGATATGTTGAGGAGTATTCAATCAATTATTCTGCAAACAACCATACTATAACGGTGAAAGGCAGGAGTTTAACTGCTGACTTGATTGACTCAGCCGTTTTGGGGGCCAAAAGGGTTTTTGAACCAGGTTCAACTTTTTTATCGATTTGCGAAACAATTGCAAAAGATTTTAAAATTGACATCGAAGATCTGTCAGATGGGTTGGCAAATGTTAAAATAGAAGAAGGGGCAAGTGTCGAGAAAGGAAATTCTGCATTTAATTTTTTATTGACTTTAGCGAAGAAACATCTTTTATTGCTCACTGATAACGAGAAAGGAAATCTCGTAATAACTCAAGCGTCAACAGAAGTGTCGATACACCAATTAAAAAATGTATTAAATAATAAAAACAACAATATAAAAAGTGCAAATAAGAGAGTGAACACATCTAAGCTTTATTCTGAATACAAATTCAAGGGTCAGTTGAACCCATCAGTTTTAGACGATGTAGTAACAGCAAAAGACATATCAAGTCAAAGTGGAACAGCCCAAGATGATGACGTAAAAAGAACCAGAATTTTAGAAACCTATTCAAAAAAAGAATCAGAAGGTGGGTCTCTAACCGATCAGGCAAAGTGGGAAATGGGGATAAGAAAAGCACACTCTTTTAATTATCACTGTGTGGTTCAAGGGTTTACATCTTTAGGGTTTGATTCGTTATTTACTTCTTTTGGTGCGGTTTTGCTCTGGATGTCAAACAAGTTGTACCGCATCACAGATGGCTTCTCTGAGATGGACGGTGAATATTTGTGCAAGAGGGCGACTTATTCATATAGCCTTCAAAACGGATCAACAACAAAACTTGAATTCACATTGAAGAATGCATATACATTACAGTCAAAAAAAGATACAGTTACATCTAAAAGTAGCTCATCGACCTTAGATACCGTTCAATAAAATGTACAAAATAACGAACCTTATTAAACAAGCATATCAGAGTTTAGTTGATAAAGATGATTCTGCTTATCCAAAAAGCCAATTAACTGTTGGCGAAGATGCTATAACTTTTACAAGACTTTCGACTTATGGGATCAATGCAAACCCACCTAAAGATTCCCATATATTAGCTTTTAGTTCTCAGGGCCAAGAATCGAATTTATTTGGAATAATAAACGACTTCTTAAGAAGAAAAAAAGGATTGAAAGAAGGCGAGGTTGTCCTGTACAACACTCTGTCAAAATCGTATGTTTATTTAAAAGAAGATGGGACAATTGAAATTGCAGCAAAAGGAGAAGAAGCAACAGATTTTGCAGTCAGGTACACTGAGCTTGAAACAGCTTTTAATCAGTTGAAAAAAAACCATAATGATTTGGTGAATGCTTTTAACACTCTTGTTACTGAAATGACATCACATACTCATGTCCATGCTTTAGGACCTGGGACTACAAACACAACATTACCACCACCAACACCATCAACGGAAACACCAACAACAGCCGACATCACACCGGCCAAAATTGTTGAAATAAAGGTCCCTTA